TCCTGCTTCAGTCAATTCTGCTTCTTGTTGGCGTAGCATAATCGCTGATTCTCTATAAAGAATAATAGCTCTACCTGCTTGCTCAGTTTCTTTACCCAATAATCTAATACTTACACTTTCTAACTTATCTACAAGTTCATTTGCTGTCATTTTCTTTTTCCCTGATTAACTTAAATCTTAATTTTCCGTTTTCATCTATGTATAAAGGATATGGTAAATCTTTTATATCCTTAATTTCAGTAACACATGAATGACCAATTTCTACATCTTGTTTACAAAAACTGCATATCATCTTAAACATTTCTTTCACCTTTCCATATAAATATATCCTTGAGGGAGCGAAACGAAATTGAAAGTGAGGTTTCCCCCAACCCCACAGCATGGGATTGAAGGAAAACTCAACTCGATATCCTGTCGGTCGCTTACTTCATATCAAGTTAATGAACCATTGGTAGTCTAGTTCACACATCGGTGCTTTCTACTCTGTACTACGAGTTCGTTTAAGTGTCACCGAATGATCTCTATTGTTCTCAATCGTTCTCAGACAGAGTAAAGACCACGCTTCCACACCTTGAGCCTAAACAATCTTCTTTGCTCACTATCACGCTAATTTAGGAAGAACGTAAACGTATGTCTTTTTGCCGTTCTACTCAACTTCAAGGGCAACTTTCACACATACTCAGACCGATAGACCTAAATCATCGTGCTAGGTACATATACAAAATGGCATAAATCTATGCACGTTAAATTAACGTGTATATAAATATTCAAATTGTTGGTTAGAAATTGTTTCAGTTCTAACCCTGTACCTAGCATTGTTATAGATTAAACCATTTTAAAATATTTTGCAAGCACAAAAAGAAAGAACCCCAGATGATTAGTCTAGGGTTCTGGGGAGGGATCAGGGAGGATCGCCAAAGTGTTTGCCATCATTAGAACACTCTCAACTGCTAGGCTAACAGGGCTAGAGATGGCATGTACATGGGGTGTACCCACTAAGTATAGACGAAATTTTAAGAAAGTGTCAACATATCGTGTTCGAATAACCAACCAATGGTATTTCTGTGGGCTTCTTCCCACATTTCTACTCGTTCTTCTTTAGAAAGTCTATTACCTTGATCTAATTCACTATGGCATTTGTAGCATAAAGCTGCAACCCTGTAGTCATGAGCTTTGATTCCACGACCTTTACCATCTCTGAGTTGATTAGAATGAGCAGCAACCACCGTTCCATCCTGTAGGCCACAGTTTTGGCAAGGAATAACACGAACCAGTTCAAGAAGTTGTTTGTTTCGGTACATATAGTAATTCTATAGGTAAAAGATTTTCTTGATTTAATTTATAAGATGGATGAGATCCAGATATATATTCAGCTTTGGAAAATAAATCATATTTATCAATCCAGCCAGTTATATGACCAACATTACCATTAATTACAACTTGTATATAGTAATCACATGGCGATTTACGATGATATTCTGTGACGTAAACTGCACCTTTTGGATTACGAGTAGTCTTTACATCTACTGAATAAGCATTGAAATATAAATCTGTTGGATTCTTTTTTTCATTGATTGAAGTATCTACCATAATATTTAAATATTTGGCTACTACAAACTCTCCCATAAAACCATCAATGTCCATGTCATATGGATCTTGTTTGCTGACCTGGCGATCATAATTAAATTGCATAGCGTTTTTTCTGCGAATAGAACCAAATAATTCGCACATTAACATTTCATGACGATTTAATTCTATTTTCATTTCAATTTTTTTTCAATGGCACGAGCAAACTCTACAACTCCTAATACGGCATGGCTTGATCCAAGAGGAACTACCTGTAAATATTGACCAGCCAATTGATTAATCTCATCGTAAGAAAGAGTAGATACTTTCAATCCACCAAAAGTCGGATCGCCTTTCCACCATTCTGGACCAAAAGGTTTTCGATCTTGATTAGCAATAATACTTAAAAGCTCAATTACTTTGTCTTCAAATTCAGTCATTTCCACCACCCAAAAGGAAAAGATCTGTTTAATAAATCAACCTCTTTCCACCATTCATCACTATATTTCATTTCTTCCTCCTTAAAACAACACCAATGGCAATACCAATTAAAAACATACTTAACCACATAAACTCAATATATTCTGTCATTTTTATCCTCTACCCACAAAATAACCCAACGTATAAAAAATAACTGCTACAACCATTGGGTGTTTTAAACATCTTCCAGATAAATACCAATCCATCATTTTTCACTCGCTTTCTTTAGTACATTCACAAGGCATACCTGCCCCACCACAACATTTGTGTGCTTCTTTATCAGGATGCCATTCACACACCCATCTTGTGTTGTTACATTTGTTGCATGGGTTTTCAATAGCCTTATAATCCCAGTACCACCATGAACCAGGCCATCCACTCCAAAATAAAGTACCTCTGCGTTGCAATTTTTCTAACCATCTACAATCATAATCACCAAGTCTTACTGGGTGCCAAGCAAACCATTCGTGCCACTCTTGTAGTCTTTGTTGTTTAGTTGACCACGATTCGCCACAATTAAATTTCATTTCTCACTCGCTTTCTTCAATTGTTGGCACATCAATCCAATCAGTCCACCATTTTTGTGGATAAGGTGAGTCTGGTGGGTCATATTGATACCTATATTGAAGTTTTTTAGATTCAGAATAGGTAAGAACAGTATTTCCTGTTGAGGGTATGTAATATTTATACCAACGCATTTCCATTTTCATTTTTCACCTTTTAAATATGATTCAATTGCTCTTGCAAAATCAATTGTGTATGATTCATTCATCATTTCAGAATGATTTGGTGGACATAAATCTAATATTTCCTCATCAGTAAGTTCACGCAGCTTATCGTATCTACCAATCAAATAAGACCTTGTATCTAATGTTTCATTCTTTTCTTTGGTTTTTTGAATACCATTCCAATAGCCAGTTGCGTATATAGCAGATTCCCTATCCTCAATCTCTTGACTAAAATCAGATAGCCTTTGTAGTGCTAGTTCTTTTTTCAACTGTCCAATATTTAACTGTAAATTGTTTGCATCAATGATTTGTTTAAGCATTGCTATTTCTTGGGCTTGTTGGCGTAGCATATCAGGTATTTCGTGAATAAGCCTATCATATTCCTCACCCCTAAACATTTTTGTTAATTCATCTGCTAGTTCATTTGCGGTCATTTTTCATCACTCGCTTTCTTTAAATAATTTTGTAATCTATTTTGCTGCATTGTGGACATTGAACAGTTTTTTTAGGTGGCAAAGAAGCTAAAACCATATTAACGTCTTGATAAAACATCTCTACTTTGCAGTCATCGCATAGCACATTTGCTTTACGTTCCATTTTTATTTTTTCATGCACTTGGCTATTATGTTCTGTAATTGTTTTCATTTCTCACTCGCTTTCTTTAGGATGGCTTGAACCAAATCATAAAATGAATTGAAATCGCCACGATACCATTGACCTTTAAATTCCCCTATTTCCTCATCAGTTAATTCACGCATTGGGTGGGTGTAAAGAGGTTCATAAGCAAAATAGTCAGGGTCGTTAGGTGCTCCTGTTGCATCATACCCATCGCCATACTGCCAACTCATTTTCTCTTCCCATTTAAATCTATGGGCTACAGGTTCATTCATTTCTCACTCGCCTTTCTTAGTATTGCCAAATCTCTTGCAACCAAAAACTCATTTAAACGGTCTTGTAATTGTTCCATTTCAGCTTCTAATGCTACGGCTCTTCGATGTTGTTCTTCTGCAAAATTTTGAATAAATCTATTTGCGTTTTTTAAATCTTCTATTTCTTGGGCTTGTTGACGTAGCAAAGGTGCTACAAATTGTAGTGTTTCCCAACCAATTGATGTATGGTTTTGGTTCATTTGCTCAAGCCTGTTAATTAGGTCATTTAAAGTCATTTATCGCTCACTTTCTTTAGTATTGCTCTTGCAAAATCATGTATTTCTAAATCATCACCCCATAAATGATGTTTAGATTTAGTAAAAAACGCTCCGTGTGCTAAACCAATTTCTGTTATTTCCTCATCTGTTAGTTCACAGATTGGGTGGTCATACAATGCAGTATAGTTAGGATGTTTTAACGCAGCAGAACCACAAATTGTAGTAAACTCAGGTTTATCAAACCCATCCATTTTAACCATCATAGCAACAGGTTTTTGACTAAAGAATGGCTTGGTGTAAAGAAACTCTCCCTTCTCTCTCGTTTGCCAATCACTTCCTGAGCCTGAGTCGATGTATCTATACCCATATCCATCAAAGTCATAACGCATTGCCACTGGTTCAATTGGGTGTGATTGGGTGTCAGAATGGGTGATGGCTAATTGCTTTAAATACAACTGACGAGTTTCTTCTAAGCGTTCTTTTAACTCTTCAATTTCTTTGGCTTGTTGACGTAGCATGGCAGAAACTTGTTTACTTTGAGCACAACAAGACCATTCATTTAAATCTGCTAGTTCATTTGCGGTCATTTCTTTATCCTCGTTAAAACACTCTACTAATTCTTGAATAAGTTCTTCCCCAACTTTTGTTAATTTAGGCAAAGGAAAACATTCACGACAACCCCCTAAATAAATGCCATGTTTACATTTGCCGTAATGACTCATTTCTCAATCGCTTTCTTTAGTATTGCTCTTGCAAAATCCGTCATGTAAAGTTCGCCAACACCATTCTTTTTCCATGTATGGCATACGCTATCAGCTACTTCTCTTATCTCATCTTCTGTTAGTTCACGCAAACCATCATATCTACCAATCAAGTAAGACCTTGTATCTAAAGTTTCAGGCTTTGGCTCAGGTTTAATGCGATATTCCATGTCTTGATGCCAACAAGCATAACCATTAGGTTGAAAATCATTCCATTTTCCTTCATACTCTCTAAACTGAATCTCAGCACCATTAGCCCAAGCAATAATTAAATCTGCGTGTTTATGTTTCATTCTTCTCTCGCTTTCTTTAGTTCAGCATCAATCTCTTGACTAAAATCAGATAGCCTTTGTAGTGCTAGTTCTTTTTTCAACTGTCCAATATTTAACTGTAAATTGTTTGCATCAATGATTTGTTTTAACTCTTCAATTT